TTATGTACCTCCATTTCATAATTCATTCTATATTTAACTTTTCGCAAAGTTTATTAATAAGTTTCTCTTGTTGGTCAATTTTCTTTTTCTGTGCTTTTAGCATTGCAAACATTGCCGGTATCATGATACGTTCATTCCAGTCTTCAACAAGTCCATTGGCGTGTCTGGTGGCTTCTGGAAAATATTTTTCTACGTCTTCTGCAATGAACATTGGGATATATCTTCCTTCATTCTCATCCCATTCAACTAGATATCCCTCTTTATATTTCGCCCAAAGTGGTTCAATATTGTACCATTCTTCAATTTCTTGCTCCGAAATATCGCTTCCGATATCTTTATAGCGCTTTGAAGATGAAGATTTTAGCATCAGCTGTTTGTATCCTGTACGTCCATCCCAACAAACAGTATTTGATGATGTCGTATACTCCATGTCTTCTATCTTTGGCGATTTTGCGAAAGATGCAGGATTAGTAACAGTTAAATTTTCAAATGTACCAGTGTCAGCCGATACCTCTGTGGCATGTACGGTTAGACTGTTATCGTCCCAACTGATTCCCCAATTTTCGCTATTTTCGATTTCAATATCTACTTCATCGCCAAAGAACTTCTTGATATCAACAGGGAATATTCCATCGCTTGAAAACTGTACACCTGTATATTTCATGTACTCTGAATTTTCTTCGTAGCTTGTAAATACAGTATATCCAGAGCGATCAATTAATCCTTTAACAGCATTGCTGGCATCTTTAATTTTCAGATAACCGTTCCCATTCTTTTTGCCGCCCAAGGTAACTGTTCCACCAAGAAGAGCATCAAGGCTGACGTAGAGACGCCCATTGCTATAATATAATCCCTTCCAAGCCCCGTCATTAGTCAGAATGCTAACTATTTGCTCCTGCGTCAAATTGTCTATATCAATAACGACCGCCACGCTCTGCATATCCATCAATGTCGTAGTATCACCGGATGCATATAATTTACATCTAACATTCGTCACATCTCTAGGAATACCAATGGTTGAGCCATTGGAGCTTGCTACTGCTTGACCTGAACTATTTGTTAAAATAGAATACAGATAGTGCGTTACTGTATCCTCATCGGTTGAACTAACATAAATGGTTTTCCAAGTACTTCCATCAACAGTTTCTTCAACGACGAATCTGCCTTTATAAGGTACTCTAGCAGCTGAATCACCATCACGATAATACGCTTTAAAGGTTATAAAGTTTGGACTAATCACTTTGTCAGAGCCACGTTTCAGGACGTTGCATGATGGCTCAATAATGTAAGTTCTTCCAGGCTTTCCATCAGTACCCTGTTTCTGCTTGGACACAGTAAATCGCTTTGTAACTGCAAGATTATTCAGGTATACTGCCTTGATATCCACCCATCCATTGTCTGCCGATAATCCAGTAACCGTATATGTATGAGTAGTTAAATCCCACGAGCCAGTCACAAAGTCCGATTTGTTGACTGTATAGCTACAATCATTTGTGATATCTGACGATCCGTACATAACTTTCGCCGTAGTTGCCACTGTCGGAAATACCGGAATGTTTCCGTCTGCATCAGATGTGATCGTCTGCATATCGTTTGACAGCTGGAATGTCATATTCTTGGCAGATGCAATATTCTCATCCATGTTTTCCAGTTTCTTGGATAGCGGCATTCCTCCAATAGTCAGCGTATCAGGATCCATATATACAGACTTCTTGTCCATATCCACCATAAATATGACTTTTCCGCTTTTATCCTTGACAGTAAGAACACCAGCATCAATATAAGTAGCATTTATACCTTCCGCATAAAGCAGTCTGGTTATTAATTCACCAGTCACCGCAAATCCATAAGGATAAGTTTTTCCTCCATCAATGGATACCGCAAACGCTTCTGCTGTCAGTTTCCAGATTATATCGGACTCTTCCAAAGTCGGTTTGTTATGCATGTAGTAGATTGCGCTACCGTCTTCCTGTACATCTTCTGTCATATACAGTCCACCAGAAGACGCAAGTATTCCAGCCAAACGTTCTACTGCTTTTTCTCGTTCGGTCTTTTCAATTTTAACAAGACGCCTTGCTTCAACAATAGCTTTCGTTCCATCAGAAACAAACTTGCTCATTCCTCTGATCGGATCATCGGCTTGAGTTTTTACAGCGGTCTTTCCATTAACAGAGCAAGAAACATCTGTCAGTGGAGTTATATATCTGTTCCATCTGCGGTCGTAAGTATATGCCATATCTCCAAACTCAATGAGCGGATTATATGCAAGCTCTCCCGACATGTTGCGGAACTTAACTCCAATTATGGAATCACCGATTTGAGCAGCCACCGTATCCAAGTCTGAATCCGCAACAAGGTCGTTCTCCAATTCAAGAACATATCCTGCGCTTCCGTACATGGCTTCATTTTCTCTATTTTTTAGCTTGATTCCAGTAATTATAATATCGTCGCTAGATACAGTCGGACTCTCAAAAAAGTCCTTAAGCCTTTCGGATGTGTCAGTTGCTGATTCTATCAGCGTCAAGAACCCATCATTGTCAATCGACCAGTTTCCTGCCGGACTGATAAAGCTCTCTGAGTCAATACTTGCACCGCCTTTAAACGTAATGTTTCCATCAGCATCCGCAATTGCACCATAATCTTCTTGCACATTGGAAAAATCCCATTTGATGAACTGCAAGTATCCTTTATTGTCCAGACGAGCGTTAGCAGTCTCAAGCATTGCTGCCCATCCAAACAACTGGCGAAATGTCATATTTTCTGGAATCTCCGATATAATCAGATTGCCATGTTGCATTGTTCCGCCAAATGGAATGCTCAATGTATCGCACGCATCTCTGACAAGATTAATAATTGTCTGAGGCAATACCAATTTTGATGTATATGTGGCATTTGCTTTGTACATATCGTCCAAAGCCGTAAAGTTAAGGATTTCACCATATTGTTCCGGTGTCGTAATTGTATAAACGCCTTTATCAATGGTTTCGATTCTGTCCTCTGTTGCTGCTTTTGTTGCCAGAATCGTGCTGTCACTCTGGTCAAGAATTGGATCATAGTTTTCATCTAGCAATTCATCTGTTGTAGCTGGACTTGCTACGGAGGTCTGCATTTTAAGATACGCATGGACTTTCGCCATGTAGAAGTTATAGTTTTTCCACTGGTCGGAAGTGTTGTCCAACTCCAATGTCATGGATTTACAAACAACGCAGCCAATCGGAAAGCTGCTACTTTCTGCACAATCAGAAAAAGTACAATTTTCGCCCATGATTTCATTTTTGACTGTTTTTACAGTTCCGTCAGGAAAGGTGATTTCCACTTCCTGCCAGGTTCTTTCTCCGCCCTGTAGTTTTTGCTTAAATGTATCAGATACATTAATCAAGTGGATTCACCCCCTGCATGTTAAAAGATATTTTTGATACAAATTTTAAGTCTGGCGAAATTTCTCCAATAGTTAGACTTGCTTTTCCAACATAAAATGGGTCAGTTCTCCATGCCATGTGGTAAAGCGACCAATGATACAAACTGAAAGTTTTTCCTTTTGCAATAATTTTGAGAATTTTGTTTGCTTCTACGACTGGAACGTTTGATGCTTCATAGCTATACTGTTCGACTGTAAACAATGGAGTCAGCAATGCTTTTCCGAACTGCGTGCGGTTACTACCTTCTGAATAAGTTGTTTCAAGGTTATAACCCATATCTTTATCTGGCTGATAGATGGAAGCCCCATTCATTTTGTATCGTTCTGTTATGCTTTTTGGAATAGTTGCCACGCTTCCACCTCCTATGCCAGTTCAAACGGGTTTCTGCCGCTTGTATCACGTCTTAACTTTGCTTCTTCGATAATTTCGTCAAATACTGTTCTTCGGTTAATCTGAGCGGTAAATCTGACGTTTCCACCACCGCCCTGATTCTTAGCAAGGGCATCTTCGATGATCTCACGAATAACACCCTCAGGTGCTTCCAGGTTACGACCGTTCTTCTGATCTCCAAGAACTGCAAGGAATTCACTTCTTGGCGGGATAACCGCACCTTTAGCCAGATACGGAATTGTTGGAACTCTTGGAAAACTTGCAGTAAATCCGATGGTTCTTGAGCCGAAGGGAGTTGGTACCTTCCACGGGCCGAAGGAAAACGCGGATTCGATGCCGCCGATTGCACTGTTGACCGTCCCGATCGCACCGTTGACGATACCGATGACTTTATTAAGAATGTCACGGATGGTATCACGGATACCGCCGAAGATTTCCACTACTCTGTCTCTTGCCGATGTAAATTTGTTTACAATAGCATCGCGGATAGCTGCAACTTTATTTCTCACAATCGTCATGATATTCTCCCAAGTTTCTTTTACATTGGCTTTCATGCCGTTCCATAAAGTTGACATCTTTTCTTTCATGCCGCTAATTTTTCTGGTTGCCGCTTCTGCCATTTCTCGCGTCTTTGAAGTCACAAATTTAACTATCGAAGAAACGACATTTGAAACAAGCGTTCCTATCGCATTCAAGATTCCAGTAACAGTCTCTTTTAGATCAGAAAGAATCATACTTACACCTTCGCCCATTGTTTTAAAGAATCCAACAACAGCAGATGCTACGATTCCTGCAACTTCTTTGATTTTGTCCCAGTTTTTGTACAGTAATACGCCAATTGCAATGCAAGCCGTTATTGCTGCTATAAAAATTCCGCCCGGTCCGATAGCTGTCGCAATAGCTTTAATTCCTCCCATAACTCCACCAGAACCAGTCATAAGTGCAATAAGACCCTTAATGAAACTTGCTACTGTCGTTATACTTCCTGCGATTCTCGAAGCTAAGCCTGCAATCTTCGCTGCCGCAAATGCTCCAATCAAAGCTGTGCCGAATGCTTCAATGATTGATTGATGATCCGCAAAAAAACCTGCCAAATCAGACACTAGGTTAATCACTGTTGGAATTCCCGTTTCAATCAGCCATTTCATCATTGGGAGAACGATATTGTTGTAAATCCATTCAAGAACATTTCCAATGGATTCCAAAATTGGAGCAAATGTACTGGTTAAATTGCTAATAGATTCTAACAATGGATAGAAGTCCAAGTTTGCCGCCCATGTCGCTGTATCCTCTGCGATTTTCTCGACAAACTGCATAACTACCACAAGGGCATCTGCAATGTTCTGGATGATCTGCGTTCCAACACTGTTTTTGTTCCATGCATCTGCGAAACCAGATGCAATATTACCGATAGTTTTAAGCACATTCTGAGCAATCCTCAGCATGGTTTCTAACATCGTTGTGCCTGTGCCATTTGTCCAGACCTCTACAAGGCTTTTACCTACACTTACAACGAGCTTTTTGAGTCCATCAAGTGCGGTTTTTGCCGCATTAATAGTATTCTTGCCCTCTTTTTTCCATGCGTCCTGGAATGGCTTCCAGAGTTTTTTAAGAAGGTCGGCTAGTTTCTTGGCAGAATCACTGATTTTGTCCAGCGCATTTTCTCCCTCTGCGAGTTTGCCATAATTTACACTGTCAACCGAACCCGGCAATCCGCCGCCCCCAGAACCAGTTCCGCCGGTTCCAGAACCGGATGGCGTTGAAGATGTACTCCCTGTAGAACTAACCTTGTGCACTTCATCAAGCGATGAAAGATAGTTTTTTGTTTCCTTATTCGCTTTTTTTGTAGCTTTCGCATTGTCGTTCGTGGCATCTGCCAGTTTCTCTGCATTATCGGCTGCCTGTCCATACTGATCTGCCGTATCTGCAATTGCATCCGCTCCGGCAAGCCCTGCGCCGCTTCCACCTGTATGACCTGATGATTTCTTGCCAGTAATAAGCTCCGTAAATGACTTGAAGGCATTTGCCAGAGTTGCCAGTTTACCGAGCAGAATATTGATTACTTTCAGAACAGGCGTGAAAATATTAATCAATCCCTGGCCGACTGTTGCTTTTAATGACTGCAACTGCAGTTGCATCACTCGCACCTGATTCGCCCATGAGTCAGATGTTCGAATGAAATCACCAGATGCAGCCGATAACTGTTTCTGCACAAAAGCCAGACGGAGAGCTACTTTCTCCTGCTCGGTCATGGCAGACGTTGTTTTACCATAACCGTTTGCCAGTGCGTACTGATCTAGTGCCGACTGGGTCATTACCACGCCGAGATCTTTGAGCGTTTCCGTTTCACCCGTAAACACTGATTTCAGTTTGATATACGCCAGATCCTGACTTATGTTATAAAACGATGCCACATCACCGGTTAGCTGTGTCAGAGCCGTTGACATGTCATAAGCCTGTGCTTCTGAGAATCCGAACGACTTTGACATTGCTCCGAATGTACCAACATACCGCTTTGCCATAGTCTCCGATAGTCCAGCGCTGGTCATAGCGTTCTTTGCAAATTCATTTACTTTGTCTGACATGGTTGTAAATGTAACATCAACCACGTTCTGCACTTCTGCGAGATCAGAGCCAAGTTCTACACACTCTTTTCCAAACTGTACCAATTTACCAACAGCAAACGCCCCACCAATCAGCAGACCGATTTTTTTTACAGCACTCCCAAGGCCGTTAAATGACTGTTTTATAGCTGATACGCCGTTTTGGACACCGGTTGTGTCCATTCTGGTATCAATAATGACTGAGCCATCAGCAGCCATACATTCACCTCCTAACTATTTGAGGTTTAACATCTCATTCAGCGCATCCTTGTACGCTTGCTCCTCTTCGCTGAGACGTGTTTTTATATCAATAATGTTCTTATTTTCCTGATAGAATTTCTTTTCCCATTTATCGAGCTTTTCGCCATTTGCCTTTTTTGAACGAATTCCAACTACGGTATTAAAAAGACATTCGCCAGATTCCATAAAGTATCCAAAAAACGTCCACCAGTGCATATAAGGCACTGCTCTGATTTCTTTACCGGCAACCTTGTTTACCGCCGGAACAATCATGTCTCCATCCTGTTCCCAATCCATCAAACGGGGCTTTGGGCGGTTTGGATTATCGTCAAACTGCCCGCAGTCGATGAACTCATAAGCTTTTTGAAGAGCTTCGCTTAAATTTTCTTCTGGTATCTCCCACCATTTTTCGTACATTATCTGAACAGCAATTATTGCTTTCGCTTCATTGCTAAAATCCGGATTTCCAAGAGCGATTAATATGCCTATTATTTTTCGAAAATCCGTTCTGATAGAAAAATCCACCCCACTTATGTTCAGTGAGGTGGGTAGCTCATAGGCGGTCATTTTGTATATTTCTCCACGTACTTATTGACTGCCGTCTGCATTTTCTTTTTTCTCTTTTCGATTTCCGGTGCGATTGCTTCTGCGATCTTGTCAAGTACGATGTAGGCGAATACCTGACCATTGCCGAATACAGTAGTCGCTGTGATCGGCTCCTTGAACAGGTCTTTTGATGCTTCATATCCGAGCAGATAGTTGATTTTGTCTTCGATCTGTTTGTTCAGTTCTGCCACTTCCTTACCAGATGTGACTTTTTGAATAGAGTTTTTAAGCTGGTCAAAGTACTCTCCCAGTTCCTCCGCACGTGCTGCTACATTGATATCAGTCGGGTTAAGCTTGAAAGAAGAAAAAACTTCGTCTTCGTTGTTGGTAAACGTGAATGTAAAAATTCCATCATCAATTTTGGTATTAATTACTTTTGCCATTTAGCATATCCTCCTTGTGTATGTGCTTATTCACTGTCGGCTGTGAATGTACCGGAACTGATATCAAATTTTCCTTTTACACGCTCGCCAACATAGTTGACGGTAAATGGAATCTGATAACCGGATGTATCACCGCCGTAGGAGGTCGGCACAACATAACAATCCTGCTGATATGCTTCATACTTGCCTGCCGTGGCTTCTGTCCAGAGATGAACCTCAACTGCTTTTGTTTTAAGGTTGTCGTCTTTGAGACGTCCGTCTACGATCTTCTGTAATGCTGTGAACAGGTCTGATGTGGTATCTGCATAGAACGGATCAGCGTCAGAAGAAACTTCGTATCCGTTATGTTTGAATGTGGATTCTCCAAGAATATTTTTAGATGTTCCAGTATCTGGATTGAGTTCAACGTTATACTCTTCCAGATCCTTTCCAAGACGTTCATACTTCGGTGTCAGTCCTCCGCAGAGGGAACCTGCATCGATATAATGAGCCATATATTTACGGTCAATTTTGCCTGTAACTGCCATAGAAATGTCCTTTCTGCCTATAACTTTTAAAAGGCTGTGTAGGTTAGCGGCTACCTCTAATTGATAGCCGGTTGTTACTTGTTATATTACTTCATAAGTGTTTTCGTAGCGTACCGATAATGGCAATAACCAGTCCTGTACGCCACTCTCCTGTGGCTCTAAGCCATAAGAGTTATCACGGGTAATGCGTTTTATCACTCGCCCCTGTGAAAGCTCAGGAAACGCATTTAAACGTGTCTCAGAGCCATTTATAATAACTGGTTCTCGGCATATCCATTTACCAAGACTATCCAAAAATTTCTGAACAGATAGCTTCTGCCGTTCTTTGTCAGATGCTGTTCGGTATACTATATAAAATGGGTACTGGCATACCTGATGCATCACGCCACAAACATCTTCTTTTTCTGTATAGACCAACGCCCCGTTGTCTGCCGAAAACGCAATTCCGGATTCTTTGCCAAGTTCCTCAAATTTGATTGTTTCATTTTCGTACAGTCCCGGATACTGGTTCAGAAGTGCTTTCATGGCATCTGTCAGAATCTCATATCCGGTTGCATCTTTTCCGATAGGCTTATCCGCCATGTCTGCCACCTCCTGCCTGCGCTTTTACTTTACGAATCCATGTACTGCCGTATTGTCGTTTAGCGGCATCGAACCACTTTGCCTGTGCCTGTGGGTGAGCCTGTTTGGTGTATTCAAGATTTTCCTTTGCGGCTGTCTGACCAGAGAACTGGCTGACAAGGACTTTCTTTGCTCCACGTCTTGCGTAGGGACTTCCGGTTGCTTCGTCAACCATTCCTTTTCCCTCATACAGGAAACGCCCATAAGGGGCCGCCGCCGCGCATACTTTCCCAGTTCCTTGCAAGGATGTACTCTCAACTCTCGTTCGATTAATGAAGTCCCCTGTAATCATCGGCATGAACGGAACCATGCTGTCCATAACCATTCCATCAAGGAGATACTGAGCTTCTTGATACTGTCTGGAGAACCTGTCCATATTCAGCTTGATTTTCATATCTCCATCGACTACGGAGAATCCTTTAAAATGATGAATTTTACTCATATTACTTACCCAGAATCTCAAAATGTGGAATTAGCGTATACGGACCGCCTACACTGGTAATCTTAAACACGTTATCTCTGTTCTCGTTCATGTACTGGTAGAATCCGCTCCGATAATCACTGTCAATTGCCGTTCCACCAGTCCACTCACCCTCCCAGAAAAACGATTCGTCCGAGAATGTAATAGTATCTTCCAGAGCGTTGTTAATCTGCCTTTTCCACTCTTTAGGCGGCACATACGGGAGAATTTTACCATCCTTATCAGTAATGGTTATATCTCCGTTCTGGACAGCATAGCGGATGTGTAACTGTGCGTTGTCAGTTGTGTCTGGTCCGTACTTTTTAAGGATTGCTCCCTTATCCGTAATGAGGTCAACGCCGGATAAAACATGAGGATACCAGTACGCATCTCTTGTCGTGGCTGATTCGTAATAATTAAAAACCGTCACCGTTTTTTCGTACATGATACCCTCTCCTTAATTATTTTTTCTGCATTGTCTGATTGATAATCTGATTCACACCAGTGGCCGACAATCCATTAAACATACCGACTGCAACCGCCGTGATATAGTCTGCTGCCGGGAAATCCGGGATAATTCCCATTCCGACAGCACCGAGAATACCGCCGATTACTGCCATGATTACCGGAATCCATTCATCAGAAATTTTCTTTGATGCTTTACAGCCCATTCCTACGATGTAGCAAATCATAACGATTGCCACGCATGAGCCTAATGTTGAAATGTCCATTATTTTTCCTTTCTGGCTGGGACTACGTTCCCGCAACCCATACAATACTTTTTGCCGTTTTTATGCTTTACGCACATGCAGTTGTTTACTTCACAACATTTCTTATCATTTACTTCGACGTAATCTTTCATAATTACACTCCTGCATACAATACTGGTATTCCATCATCCGTCCTTACTCCCATCAGAAGCGGTAAGGCTGTCTTGAGAAGCAAGTCGTTCGTTTTCTGTACATCTCCAGCGGCGGCATACACCGCGCTCCATTCCTTTGCACTTGCTCCAATCTGCTGAGGTGTGGCGTAAGAGATGGATTCACTGCCAGATGATACAGATGTTACAATGCCTGTCGTGCTACCACCGGACCCGATTGCGGTTGACGTACCGCTCACAGCGGCATTGGTAGCATTCTTCTCAGCAAGCTCAATCTGATACATTAATTCAGCCAGTGAACAGACCGCCTTTTTAATACGTTTCTGTGAACGCTTATCAGCTGGCAGTCCGTCCACCAAATTATCAAATGTCAATGTATCAATAAAATCGCTGGCTCTGGCTGCCAGACGATCAAAGTCAGCTTCTGGCACGACATTGCCATAATAGGATTCTGTGTAAAAATCATAATCTGCATAAGCCATGCCAGTTACCTCCCACGATTATCATTTTGCTGTTACAGTCGCATGTCCGGCACTCAATGCCTTATAGGTACTGTCACACTCAACCACTGTGATTACCTTCCCTGTTGCTGCTGTAATGTCGGATTCTCCATCCCATGTGCTCCAGTTCTTCACGTTCTGTCCGTAGTCTACGGTAGTCTCAGATGATGCAACTTTGTACTTGTACACATTTCCTGCGCTTACTTTTGCCGGAGTAACAGTGATTTTTGTATCACCACTCTCTGTCCCAGCCACGGAATTTACTGTCAGAGTACCAAGTGTTGGTGTTTCATCAATGGTAATTACTGCGATTGCATCAATGTACTCCGCAAAAAGAGTAAGTCCCATAACTGCGAACGCTTCGGACACTGCTGTGTGATAGTTACCCTGTGTATGGAATCCGATCAGGTTTGTCTCGCCAGATACGGTGTATACAAGACCTGCTCTTGCGAAATCGGATTCGTTCGGGTCAACATAGTACAGAACGATATTCTCAACAGGGGTAGCGATAACTGTTCCTCTCGGGATTTCGCTGTCGGATAACAGGAAGATTGTATTGAAGCCCATAAAATCTTTCATGTACTGGAATCCGAACTGGTTCTGAATAGTGATCTCAGCTGCTCCGAGGTATTCATATACGTCAAGAATATTCACAAATCCAACAACGCCAGTCACATTTCTGTGCATCTGCTTGAATTTGTTCTCTACACGGCCTTTAGCCATTGCCAGGGCCATCTGGAATGTTGTTTCTGTGGAAGTAAGTGTACCGGTTTTCAGATAATCATAGAATCTGCCGGTAACATCAGTCTGAAGCTGGAAAAGGAATTCATCATCGGTCATCTGAACAGCGTTCTCGTAACCGTGATCCTTGATTGCTTCGATAGACACAGCCTTTGCGTACTTCTCGATAGTCATTTCCGCATAGTCCTTTTCTTTTACAACGAATTTGCTGTAAGGGATTTCCTCACCCTCACCAACTTTTCCGCTCTGTAAAGTACCCTCTGCGTATTTGGACTTGAGTACAGCACCCGGCTGCTTTTTGATAGGTCTCATGATACCCAGAATATCACGTAAGTGCTGCCAGTTTCTTTCGAATCTGGTAACAAAGTCAATCTCACGTGCTGTGACATGAATATCATTAGTCATAATAAGATTTGTTTTTGCTGGCATAAAAAATCCTTTCTACCCATAATTGTTAAGGTATTGGGTTAGCGGCTATACTCTGGTGTATAGTCGGTGTAAAAATCACTGGAATAACTGGATATTCTGAGCAATTGCAGCCTGTCTCTCAGACGGGTCTTTGATTGCTTCGATATCTTTTTTAGTCATACTTCCCGGTGTCTGCTGCTGTCCAACATGTGTTGTAAATCTTGCCTGGTTCTGCTGAGCCTGCTGCTGAGATTCATCCACAAAAGCGGATGCGTCAGACTGTTTCATCTGTTCAATCAGGTCGTTCAGTCCAAGGATTTTGCCATCTTTCAGTTTTAATCCGGCTTCTTTAATGTCTGCCATAACTGATTTCTTTGCAGCTTCACTGGAAAACTTAACATCATCGAGCGCTGCTTTCAAAGCATCTGAGAAATCACGGTCGTAGATTTTTGCATTGAATTCTTTCTCTGCATCTGCCGCTTTCTGTTTCCAAGTCTCTAACTCGGTCTTAACATTTGCCGGGTCGATACCGTCAAAACTTTTTAAGGTTTCTTCTGCTGTCTCGGCACGTTCTTTCCAGTCATCTCGTTCACCCTCGACTTTCAACAGAGTTTTTGCTACTTCTTTCGCATTTTTGTAATGCTCAGAGAGTGCTTTCTTAACATCTGCCTGTTTGTCCTCCGGGATCTCGATTCCAAATGATTTTAATGTGTCAATAAGTTTCTGCATATATATCCTCCTGGTCGTGTTTATTGACCTGCCGCCGCAGGTAAGTGGATTGAGCCAGTTAGACCACTGGCAGGGTAACTGGAATAACAGGAATCGAACCTGTGACACTCTGATTAACAGTCAGATGCTCTACCAACTGAGCTATATCCCATTAACCCGGATTCCCGGGTTAGCAAGGTATTTTACGTGCTATGCCTAAACACGAGACGTTTCGGGCTACGTCAACACCGCCTATACGGTCGCGCACCTCTGCACGGGTTGAATTCCACTGTTCAGTTATATGCTCACAAGGAGGTATGCCGCCATGCACTAACGGCAATGGTACGTGTCGGAAATTGCGTCCGCTTTTCAACCTCCAGATTCTGCCCGAACCTGTTTCTATTAAGGACACGCACCCAAGAAAGGAGGAGTCAATGAAAAAAATGTCTATGTCAAGTGGCAGCAACCACTTACGAATCTTCCTTATGAATACATTTTACCACAGAACCTTCAAAAAGTTGTGGTACATGTTTTAGCCAATTAGAGCATATCCCTGAGCTTTTCCACGTATCTTTTAACAAGATCACGTTCCTCCCGGCACTCCGCATCCTTGGACATATCACTCATTTCTGTAGTGAGCTCGTCAAGGTGCTCTTCCAGAGCGGCAAGCATCTTCCTCTTGCAGTCCTCGGATTTGCCGGAACGATAGCTCTGTTTCTGCGTCATATAGTCGTCATAAGCATCTCGTCCGTCAGAACGGCTGTAATGTCCTCTGACATAATGCTCACCACGTCTGGAATAAGAACTACCCCTGTCGTAATCCGGCATCATTCTGCCGTCATTTGAGCTGTATCTCCCCATGCTGTCGCGCTTTCTTCCACGTTCGCTGTAATCGTCATTGTAGCCACCACGCATCTCATCAAGGACAGTATTGTAATATTCCACTTTCTTGTCCCAGTACTGCGTATTCTTGATATCTTTATACATATCAATCAGTTTGTATGTCATTTCCAGATTTCCAGTGGTCAGCCCACTGTCAGCAATTTTGGACAGTTCGTCTTCAATTCTTGCACATAAGTCTTTAATGTCTCTCATAATCACACCTCCTATGCTTCTCTGGTCACAACAATGTTTGCATTCGCAACAGAAACAGCCTGATCGCTTGTGTTTTCTACTGCGATATTAACGCAACAACCGCGAGGTACATCCACGTAAATTCCAGAAGACACATTGTTATACTGGTCTACTGCAGCCGGTGTGGAGATCATCTGGGAAGATAATACTGGTTCGCCAGAGATTGCAATAGCCAGAGAAATAGCTCCGACAGTACCGCCTGTTGGAATTGCGATATTACCAGAGAAGTCCACGAAAAATCTAGCCTTGCACTGGTTAGTAAGTCCTCTCAGCGTAATGATTCCACTTCCCTCCCTGTGTTGAATGCAGTTAGAACCTTTGACTGCTGTGTTTGAAAATACTACGTTTCCATTTGCTGCTACAGTCTGAGCAGCTACATTTGTAAATTCTGCCATAAAAATACTCCTTTCATATCACAAAAGGACAGGTCTCAGCCTGCCCTCTGTGTAATACGGCATAAGCCGACATCCGAATCAATCGAAAGATACTCTCGATATGAAGTTATCAGCAATTACATCCAGTGTTGCATCCGCATCCGTAAAATGTGTTCGGATTAGGAACCTGATATGCCGGAATCGGTGCCGGATTAATCGCATTAATGAGCTGCTGTGTCTGTGAAGCCATTGCAGTTGTGAGAAGTGCGCTCTGGCGGTCCTGAGAAGCAGCACGTCTGAGGTCGTTATTTTCAGCCTGCAGGTTAGAAATCTTTTCATTGCAAAGATAGTCGAGAATGGCTCTTGTCCCAGCGTTCTGGCTGTCAATGATATCTCTTGTGTTGCTGTTCATGGTGTTCTGTAATGCACAGGTGTTCTGCGCCATATTGTAGTTTACGCCCTGAATTGCTTCTCTGGTTTCGCAGCAACAGTTCGCAAGCTGTGCCTGGAGTGCATTGGTATTCTGCATATTTGCTACAGTGTCAGCGTTAATAGCCTGCTGAATGCCGAAACCAGTCTGCATGATGTTTGTGTTGATTCCGTTGAATCCGGTAAGCATACCATTGTTCATTGAATAGAATCCGTCACAGAGACCGTTATTGATTCCGTCAAGTTTGCTAATCACAGCGGAATTGTCAAATCCTCTCTGGATGTCTGCCTGAGTAGCTGCTGTGGCTGCATATCCACCGCCGTTGCCATTATTGCCCCAGCCGTTGTTTCCCCATCCGCAGAATACGAACAAGAAAAGCACGATAAGCCACCATGCACCATCTCCGCCAAACATGCCGTCATTATTTCTACCGTTTCCAGTAGCAGCGGCAATATCTGCTAAGCTATAATTTCCATCCATAATATAATCTCCTTTATTGTATATTTACATCAATCTGGCCAGATTGTAATGTACTATTTCATGTTCTTCAGCAGATTTTGAAACTGTCCTGCCATCTGCTGAACTTGATTAAGTTGCTGCTGAGAAATCCGTCCAGACTGTAACATTCTCTGGACTTCTTCCTTCGGGTCTCCCTTAAAATTCTGCTTAAACTGTATAAACTGCTGTATCATCTGCATTGGTCCATTTCCCTGTGGCATCCCACCACCGAGCGCATTAAATAATGGATTACTCATCTGCGTTTCCTCCCTTGACCGCTGATTCCTGTACGGTATTAGTTCTAACAGGTTCAGAAAATGAATTTAATCGGTTTATGATAGCTTCGTATTTGCCCTTTAAATCATCATATTCCCGTCTGGTGACATATTTACTGTCCATGTTCTGAACAGGCTGTTTAGGTGGCATCTGAGTGCCTATTTCGTGATACTCAAACGTCCGTAATGGCTGTGGCATACCGGAAACGTCTGTGGATTTTATGTAGAACTTTTCACTTTCACTGTCCATCAGTAAAACGCTTGTCCCGGGTGCTACTAGATAGGATTTTGCGCCGACTTCGCCAGATACCCACAGGATGCCATTGTTATTCTGCTGGGGTTGCTGTACTGGTTGAGCTGGCATCTGGACAGGCTGTTGCTGAAATTGGTTCATCTGCCCCGGAACGCCAAAACTATATTGATAAGGATTGTTATATAATGCCATCTCGTACACCTCCTATGACTTATTCTATGACTTTCTATGACTATTTTTACATAAAAAAAGAGCCTTAGACAGTTCGTCTAAGACCCATATAAGTATCTGAAAAGTATCAGCATACTTTAATTATTTTATTATTCACCCGGCGGCTTAATCGTTTCGCCGTGGATATACTCACATTCATCTGTTCAGCGCAGTATTCGAGCGTATATTCCTTGCATCTCAGTCGGAATAGCTTTTCTTCGTCCGGTGTGAAATTACACTCTATCAAGAACCTGTCTATATCTTTTTTCGTGAACACATATAATTTCATGAGCATACCCCTTATCAATGCTAACGTTGATTCTGTGCAAGATACTCCGTGAGCTTCTGCTTTGTTTTTTTTAATTCCTCAACATTATTCCCACTGATCTGACTATCCAACATGGTTGATAGTACTTCCAGAATCAATGAATCACGCTCCGCGATCCTCTGAAGACTCTCGTAATCTCGCTTATCATGTTCTTCCAGTGTCTCAACTCGCTTGTTGAGTCGAAATGCCGGAGTAATCCACTTAAGGATTACAGCCACTGCTCCTCCGGATAATAGACACTCCTCCGCAAAATGAGAGGAATACTTGTACAAATTCTGATATGCTCATTTAGCTACTCCTTTTCCCAGTAATATACCGGGACTTCATTTCCGGAATCCCATGTATCGTAATATTTTCCATCCCGTACTGTCACCACATGACCATCTATGCAGAGAATGTATGTGCCTGTCTGATGATCTGCGCAAAAATCATTGACTGTATAGATATACCGTTCTGATTGCTCAATCAGTTTGCGTCTGTACCCATGTTTGTAGAGGTACGCTCCCCAAACGTAATTAGCTGATGGCATATCTGACAGAGTACATGCCTGTATCATTAATCCGGTAAAAACCGTTTCCCAGTCGAAGCCGGTTGCTTTACATATTGCCCGAACAGCACAATCTCCGACTCGATTACCGGCAGGATTCGGATTGTAATATTCCCATCTATCCATCAGTCAATCCCCTTTGCTGTTTTATATCTCTTCGCCGCTCCTCTGGCTTTTGCGGCATTCTGGCGGTTCCACTTCGCGATCATGAGCCGGTCTTGCAGTTCCCTCAGATCGTTCTGCTTGCAGTAATCTTTATATGTAGCATTTTGTTTTTGGAGAAGAAAAGACTTCCGGTCAAGGTCTTGCTGAAGTGCGAACCTTGTCTGTTCATCCTTACAGTTATCAACCGCCGCTTGCAGTCCAAGGACTTCACGCTTCGTCTTGCGGATTCTCCGTTCATAAGTACGTTGCCGCTGTTCTTTTTCGTACTGTTTACCTTTGTTGGCTTTATCCTGTGCTGATAATTCCGCATAGGGATTCGGCATTCCTTCCACCCAAACCGAAAAATGATGCCTGCAATTTACTCCACATATTCCATCGGCTTCGCCATAATGACAATTTTCAATAAAATCAGGATAAGTATGTTTTTTATTCATAAATAGCCACCCCATAATTACTCAATATTTGTATATCCCCAATATTTTAATTCCATTTGTTTCCTTGCCATCACTGCTTCTTCTTTGGTTTTAAAAACTCGATCTTCTACGCGTTTTCCGCCTACAGAAATATAAGCTCTCCATTTTGAATGATTATTGTCAAATAAAACTCCCTTTATACCACTTTTATTGTTCTTGTTTAATGTTGTGGGATTTTTTATGTTTTCTACAATTTCGTCAAAAGTCCATCCATGATTAAGCCTTTTTCTTATATATTCACGATGAACGCCAAAGAAATGTTCCCATTCACCTACGGTTTTTGTATCTCCTTGGTATTTAATTTTCCAACTGCTTTGTTTGTTGTTGTTTTGCCATTCTAATGGCACCCACCGACAATTATCAGGAGAATACCCTTTATTAACATCTATCCTGTCTATTGTAAGTTCTTTTTCGTACCCGCTTGTGTAAGCCCATAATAAAAAAGGTTTGAATTCTTTCCATTCATCACATACTGTTATTCCTCTATCAAAATACGCCACTTTGTTATGAGGCTGTGCCTTTTCAGATGTTCTTATTTTCATGCCTGCCCATATTTTGTATAATCGAGTTTCTGCCATTCCGTGAGAATATCTGTAGGATTTCCCTGAAAGTGGTTTTTCTTTTTTACCATTTTTAATACAAAATTCTTCAAAAGTCATTGTGCTTTCTCCTTTCAACTGCATTTATCTACATTCAATTATATCATTATTTTATTTTAATTGCAAGTAGTTGAAAGTTATGATAAACTTTAGTATGAAAGGAGTTGAATAAAATGTCAAATAACAGAGGTTTAAAAAACCGTGTAGCAATATCAAATGCTATTGATCGTGAAATTTATGAAAAATTAAAATCGTATTCTGATGATACTGGAATACCTATCAGCAAAATACTCGATAAAGCAATTTCATTGTATCTCGATTCTGTTAAAGATAAGGCTTGATTTCTTTTAATTTTTCCCAGTCTATAGAGAATACCTGCCCTTGCCACACTTCATGGCTTGGGCGGCTTCCTATATGCGCCGATGTCAGCACTAAGCCATATCCCATTTCTTTCATTCTTGCCAACTGAATATCAGCGCACGCCTGTGCCACGCCAGTTCTGACAGAACGTGCAACTGCTGTTTCAATCGTGTCTTTTCTGCCAGATGGATATGTGACAGTAACACCATCTGATACAACGTTATTGACTGCCTCTTTGATGGCTTGCGTATACCCAACTGCACCAGTCATCACATGGTTATATGCAAGGTCGCATTGTTCGATATATAGCCTCTGAGCGGCACTTGCGGTTGTCCGTGTGAAGTTCTTCCACTCGCCCATGGTCGCAAGCATATTTCGTTCCATGAGTCTTATCATTGTTGGTGACTGTTCAAGCGGCACAGGACTTAATCCTGCCGCCTTATATACCTTATCATCATACTCCATTGCAGTGATTCCGGCATCTTCAAACGCTTCAAGAAGCTCTTGTTGCTCACGTTTGGTATATTTGGATAATTCTGCCAGAATGTCCTCTAGCAGTTCGCCGGATTCCTGTAGTGTTCTGATTCTCCACGCATCAGCATTGGTCAGAATATAATCCTCACCTCTGCCGATTCTTGCCATCATTCTCGACACGATCTCAGAGATGATATACTGATGCAGTTCTTCTGCTATCTGCTCACTGCCCTCTGTGATTTGCCGTAAATATTCTGGGCTTAACATAACTATTCATCTCCAAACAGTGTTGGTTCGTCTGGTTGAGCTTCTTTGACCATTGCTTTCGCATCTTCCTCGGTCATTCCTTCAAATTTTACGAAAAACAGCCATGCTGGAACCTTTCCCTGTACAACATACTGCCACCATCTTGCACGGTCTTCTTCTCTGTTGTAGGTTATGTCTCCGAAGTCGTATGTTGTTTCATAAACGCCCACCGGAGTTAGATCGTACAGGTCGGCAAAAACATTGAGTGCATAGATTACGCCATTCAGACAATCCTCCAGCTTATCCCGAACGTCCTTAATAAACTGAATTGTCCGGCGGTCGTCCGCTTCCACCTGCGTAGCCGTCACCATTCCAGTTTTCTCGTTAAACACAAAATAACCACTGCTAAATCCACATTTGTAGCTAAGCTGTGACAGTAGCGCATTGATTCCGGCCAACCGTGCATCCGTGTTGAGCTGTGGATTGATTTCCTGATAAAACTCTTTTTCGTCCTGTCCGAACACGTTCTTGACATAATGCGGCAATTTCATCTCGTTTCGCCTGTTCTCCATACCTCGTGGTGACATGGCTGAAACAGGTGTACCGCTTGGCATCAGTAGTCTATCATCTAACAGAGCAATCTTCTGAGAGTCTTTAATTTCCCCCGCGTTCCGACTATACGCAACATCAATGTCTCCCAGCTCCTCAATGCCTTCAGCAAAAACCGGCAAGCCCAGTGGTGTGCTAATATCCACATTGTTCGCCTGTGGCGTCCGTAGAACTCCGAAAAGCGGTCCGTCCAGCTTTTCTCCGTTTGCCTTGAGAATCGGTGGCGTATCTGCCATGAGATCAGCCCATTTGGTCTGTTTAAGGTCAATCTTATTGCCAATTGACTGAGGGGATTTTGATACATAGGCTCTATTAGAAACATAATATGGGTAAGTTGTCACGCCGTCCACGGTGGTTTCAACAAAACGATGATATTCAAGCCGTGTATAGTATTTTCGTCCAACAGTATAAGAATCCTTGAATATAATCCCTTTTATTTCCTGATTGTCATAATCCACAATCATCACATCTGCCGGAGTAAATACATCAAGGCTCTCACCGTTCGGCTTGATGAAAACCGTTCCATAGGCGCAACCGTACTCTACCCAGTGACGTATCTGAAAATATACCTTGTTAATCTGTTTCTGAAGCCATGTAGCCCTTGCGGAACCGCCGATCTGGATGCCGATTGCCAGCGTTGTGAGCCGTGCTGTCTCTGAGCAGACAGTTTTCGCGAAATTGATCGTCTTGATATTATCCTCATCATCCAGCCATTCCGGCGCACCCCTATAGATGTTCGCACACCGGTTAATCAGTGATTCCATCTCCGGGAATTCTGCCGCCTGGATATTAAAGTCCTCTTCGGCTTGTTTTTTGAAAATCATGTTAAACCACCTTTTTAGTGTTGTTATAAGTCCCATTATGCACTGTAACCTCTCCTGTTAAATAACGGCTCATACGCATACCTAAGCGCCGAGATTGCATGATCGTTTCCGTCAGGATAACCGCTTATTACATTTCCCTCTTTGTCCCTGTCATACTCATACTCCGTAATTTCTTTGTATGCATTCGGTGTACGCTTCGGGTCAATGACTATGGTTTTTGTTTGCAAGAATTTAAAACCATACTCAATACTTCCCGGCCCTTTAATTGCTCCTCTGGCAGGAAGCCCGGCGTCCCGGAAGTCGTTCACGGACTTAGGTTCCGCAGAATCACATATCATCGTATAATCGTCATAGCCTTTTTTCTTAATCCAATCAGCGGTCTTGGAGTTGCTCCATTTATTTACATATAGCTCGTCAATTAGATATATCTTCTCTCTAGCAGAATCGTAATAAGTTCGGAGATAGCAGAAGGCATCCGGGTACCATCCATAATCTACGCCAGCGAAAATACGATCCATGTGACCGATCTCTTCGTCTGTAATATCTCTAATCTCCAGATATTCAAATACGTTTCCGCCGTCACCGTTTGGAACACCCAGGTATTCATGCTCATAGGCCTCTGGATTGATTTCTTTCAGATGCGCTGCATCATCAATAAACTTCTGTCCGAGCCACTCCGCCGGAGCTTCCAGATAACTCGAATGATGAATAACTCTTTTTGGATTAGGCGTGAGCTTGATCCTGTTTACCCAGTTTGATTTTGATTTCGGTGGGTTATATGATGAAAAATCATAGGATTCATCGCCACCACGAAGTACTGACTGATTGACAGAACGTTCCTGGGCATCTCCCTTCATTTGATCTTTTTCCTCTTTCCAGAGGATTCCAATGTAGCCAAACTCCGGCTTAATGGATTTCAGTTTGGTTTCATCATCCAGACCACGGAAGTATATTGTCTGTCCAGTTTTAATGTACTTGATCTCAAGCGGTGACACCTTGCATTCAAATTCTTCCATCAGTCCCAGTTCGTTGATGGCCCATTTCATGTTAGCATATACAGAATCTTTCAGAGTACCGGCCACCTGTCTTGTAATGCAGGCGTGCATCTGAGGATTATTCTTGATAAGTTCAACAATCTTAAAAGCTACGAATGAAGATTTCAGGCCACCTCGACCACCCTCGAATACATATTCGATGTTAGGCTTAATCTGCCGGTTAATGTCCACGAATGCCTTGCCGAGTACTCTGGCAGGAAGTTCGTATTTTTCATCATCGTTTTTTGAAGCTGCTGTTAGCTGCTCCCATTTTTCGATAGCCTGTATATTTCCATCTGCCGCTTTTTTATACAGAGAATTTGCTACGACTGCCATGTTATTTGCGTCTTCATCAGCAATCCCCATTTTTGCAAGTTCCTTTTTTGCAGCAGTCGGGGCAGGGTTCTCGGCTATCATTTTTGCTAATTCAGAAAGGGTTTTCTTTCGACGACGTGCTTGACCTGACGCAATGCCACCTTTTTTTGCAATTCTCACCTGTTCCTCACCTGCTCGAAACTGTGTGGCCGCCCTATTATTTAAATTCTGATCATTTGCCATCCTATCAACATCCAATCATATCCTTTCTGAATTAAGCTATAAAACCCCATAGTAACACTTCTGAGTATATTCTATCATATGTTGATGGAAAAGTTGTGGTACATGTTTGAGGAATTTTACACTAAAAAAGAGCCGGTAAATACCGACTCTCTGATTTTATTCATTGCTTTGTAATTTTCTGATTGTCTCGCCCTGATCTCCCGGACACCCCATGAAACACTCCGGGCAATGTTCGTAAAATACGCATCTGATGCAGTCATGTGGACTGATTGAGCTGCAATATTGATGTAGTACTGTGAATGCTGATATGGCGAGTTGCGGGGTTATGTCTGGTGACTTAAACATCATGTTTTTGCTCGCCCTGGTCACTTCCACATTATCATCTTTGAACTTTATAGTATCCCCATTACATTTTATCGTAACTTCGTTCTTTTCTCTGTCAATTTCAAGTGTAGGATTGTCCAACATGATTATCAACTCCTTCTCATTAATGTGCAAGTAATCCAACAAACAGCGGAAGAACTAATGCCATTAAGCATAATGGTTCTTTTGTATAACTGAGTGCCGCTATTACGGCAAATGATGTACTGGCCCATGCTACTGATTTCGCCATTGCTGTATTAAAATCCATTTAATCACTCCTCTCCCCAGTCAATTTTCTGCCCGCATTCAGAACAGTACTTGCTTATTTTTTTACCAATAACAGGTGTTCCGCATTTCGCACATTTTTGAGTGGAAAATATATTGTACGGAAAATCTGGAACATATTCTTCAGGTTTGCATGGAATCTGCTTTTCCAATGCTTTTGCTCCGGAATCACACGCCCATGCTTCCTTGAGATATTTTTTCTGCCATTCATCTTTGTTTTCAGAACTTTCAATGAAACATAAATGCTGGTCTCTCATATCGGATAATATGTCTTTTGCTTCTTCTGGTTTTATATTAATTTCCTCTTCATCATCAATCTCTGGATTCTCAATAAATTTTTCAATATCTTCAACTGCTTTCTCTTCCGGTGTAGGAACTGTCCCTTTTCCTACTTTTGCAATTTCAAGAAGTTCATCTATATTATTTTCCCAATTACGTGTATTGCACAAATCCGTGTTGCACTTATTATTCCTGTTGTCCAACACACATCCTATACATTCACGTTCGCAACAATTGCTTACATCTGCAATCCGTTCAGCAAACTCTCTTGCAGACATTTCTTTTGTTCCGAGGAGTTCTGATGCTTCGTAGAAAGCGTAATCTGACCAAATACGTACACCATAAACAATAGCTTTGCTTTCTTTGCAAAATCTCAAAATGTCCGGTAAATGTTGTTCTAGTAATGGCTTGCAATCGTCTTTTAAATACCAATGAAATCCTTGTTTTTCAGCTTCTTTAAGTAATTTTTCATTTTCCTCTGGTGTTCTAACCAGAATACATTTATTTCTTAAATCAATCATTTATTTTCCTCCTCCAATCTCATCAATACATTCATTCCAACCTTCTTTTATACTGTTCCAGTGATCTGTCTGAGCTACTCCAGTCATTTTCTCCGGCAATGGCTTCAATGGACACCAATCAGGGATTGATTCTGCTTCTCCGTCTAACGCTGACTTTCCTGCAATCGGACAATATATACGCGTTATCCTGCAATTACTGTCATTTTGTCCTATCGAACAGGAGATGCACCCTCTTTCTGGCGTATCTATCACTAATACTGATTTACTCATCTGATTCCTCCCTATACTTACATTTTAGGCCCTCTAAAAATTACTATCATTGACGGAAACGGTGCACTATTCTTGCTGTCTCCGAATTTTAGCCTTCCTCTCAAAAACCTAATCTCCGATCTGTGATATACAAAATCTTGAAACCATTTCGTATCTGTCCTTGCCGGAACCAGTAAAACAACGAGCGTGTTTTCTTTATGTCCTTCCTGATAGCTCTTTTCAACCCATTGATATATTTCTCTTCCGTAGGGCGGGTTGCAAAACACTCGCATCCCCCCCCAATCCTGTATAAGACCATTTTCATTTTTAGTAAAAAATTTCTCGCATTTATGGTTTTTTGCGTCCGCACATGGGTCTAGCGTGAAATCAAACTCTTTGTTTAATTCATCGAAAATATATTTAGGTGTAGCCCATTGATCGGAATTGCTGCTAAATAAACATTTTTCCATTTTACCCTCCTATTATGTTTCCTCCTGTAATAATTCTTTATTGTCGAAAATGTTGCCAACTACTTCATAATGTTCAAGATCAAACTCATCAAGATACTGTCTGTCTATGCTATTCGCTTCATGTGCTACCCATCCTGCAACGCCCCATTCAACGGTTTCATATGTTGCGTCTTCCGGGTATGATTCGTCCAGATGTGCCATCAAAATATCGTTTTCCCAAATTTTATTCCCGTTCTTGTCGTAAAGTCCTGTGAACTGGCAGAGGGTTTCTGGATCAACCAATTTCATTCTGTCTGTTATTAAAAAGATGATTGGCAATATACTCGCTTTTTTATACGGCTGAACAATATAACAATATCCGCTGTCAATGTCTAAATCTATGAGGCTTCCTTCTATCCATTCACCATTATCAATCTGCTTTGCCTTGAAAAGAATTTCTCTCATTCAACTCCACCGCCTTTCACGATTTCGATTGCCCTGCTCAGTCCAGCATTGTATCCTTGATGCACATCAGATAAAATACATTCTGATTCAATGAATTTATCTCTTTCCAATTCGCTAATAGCCTTATCCGCATCAAAAGCTGTCGGCTGTTTATTAATGCAATCAATAAACTCTTTCTGGTCAGAACTAATACTTGTGCCAATTTCCCAAATTTTGATGTATTTGATTAATTCGTCTGCATCAATCAGTCTGCTCATATTCTATTCTCCTAACTGTTTTAAAATTTCTCTTGCAATTCTATTACTTTCCTGCATGGAAACTCCCCATCCATTAAATTTTCTGTGGCATTCATCACAGTTCCATTCATCACTATCGCTTTCTTTAATTTCACTATTGAATCTGCAATTATCACAATACATATGATCGAGAGCGCTATAAATGATGTTTGCAATATCGTCTTGTTTGCTACTGGCATCGTTTACGTGCTTCTGTCTAGTTAAATATTCAAATGCTCTCAGCTCATTTTTTCCGATCCATTTAATCCATGCACCGCAATCCCCGCAATACAATCCTGTATTATTCCCGGCTTTCTTGACAAAAAGGTTTTTACTATTACACTTTGGACATCTATATTCTTTCATTTATTCATCCTCCCACACTCCCAACAACCGCATTCTCTCATACAGTACAGCGACGGTCTTGCGCCTGTATCCGTAAAAGTCTTTCGGGTTCATCGGGATATATCTTTCTTTGCTGATTTTCCTGTAACTTTTCCGGTGTAGGATATTCTCTATAACCATATCCGCTATCACCGTGTTCTTCGGGCAAGCTGACAAGGCGGCACCGGAAAGCAGGCTTCCGTACTCCGCTGGAAAGTCTTTCAGCATCGTATTCAGTTTTTCAACGTCCTCTGCCGGAATACCGTAGTCTTTCAGTTTTTTATTCCTTGTCAGCATACCGTTGCTCCTTTCTACTATTTGTCTGGGTGGTGCTTATCGTACATGATCGCTGCACATGCAAGACCGGCCACTCCGACTATGATTCCAAGGGTGAATCCTAATAAGAATGTAATCATGATTCGTCCTCCCTATAGCGCTCCGGCAATTCCATCCAGGCGTTGACATATAAATCATTACCTAAACAAGATATTAAATCGTCACCGGCGTAAAAAATGCCGTTGCCATCTTTATCTCTTTCACATCTTCCGATTATTGGGATTGAGTAATTCGCAAAAGAGAGAAGAATATAATCATCTGTTTCTGGCAATCTCTCACTGACCGGAATCCAACCATTTTCTTTCTCATCCTGCTCCAGATCAGCCAGAAGCTGCTCAATCATATCTTGAATAACTTTGACATACACCCCAGCGTATTTGTAGCAGTCCGAATATTTATCCGCGTACTGCTTTAATCTTTCTTTGATATGTATCATATTATTCCATCCTTTCTCAATGCCCGCTTCTTACCATGCAAAACAACAGTTCTGTCATGGATCTTTTTCTTGAACCATTGTGTCCACACTTCAAAATAACTGATAATCTCCATTTCTCCACATCTTCACCTAGTGGTGTTGGGCTTTCAAATTCTTCTGCAACATCTCTCTGATACGGAACTGCAACCATTACTCCCATGTTACCTATTTCCGCGTAACATTCCGGAAAATTCTCACGTATATGTTGGGCAAATTTTCCATTTTTTAAATCAGGTAAAATTTCTTTGTAGCACTCCATTGTTGTCACAAGGTAGTTTTTTTCGCCAATAAAATTTAATCCATTTCCGCTGTAAATATCCTCTTTGCAACTTTTGATTTCATAGCATGCAAATATTCCTTTTTCGATTGCTGAGATAGAGCACTGATTTTCCGGAATAAATTGCATGTAATCTACTCTTCTTGCCTTTCCTGCTGCGTAGCCATAATCAAGGCTTACTTCTCTAGCCCAGTATTTACCTGGACCAGAAAAACGGCTTTTTTCCAACAATCTGCTAAGAAATTTTGTTGTTTCAGATCTTTTCATATTTCCACCTCACTATCCTCTGGCATATAAAACACGGATTCTTTCCCACTCCAAGCATCATCGTTTTTTACCGACATAAATTTACAATATGCTTCCTGAATCATATCCAGTACTTTCATGGCTTTTTCTTTGGTGGAATATTCTCCGAGCAGATAAATACATCCGGTAGTGTATGATGTTATAGTTGTTTTTACAGGTCCTTTCGTAATTTCAATTCCTGCCAAAGTATTAAGATTAATCAATATTTCTCTATCCTGACTTCTGATTAACATTTTGTGTCCTCCTTATCTTTCTCACAGAATCCTCTGTGTTCATGCATTGAATACTCGATTCCACAACTCTGTTTCATGTATGTGAGTTTTTCTCCTGTCAATTCACATTTGTGTTTTCTTGTATTCAGATACTTCCAGTTTTAGGTTCTTCGCCATACTTGGCGTTACTTTTAAATTTCATTTGTCATCCTCACTTTCCCCACGTAAGTAACTGACACGCTATTGTGCAGTCTTTTCTACGAATATATCTTTTATTTCCACTCCAAAAAAATCAGCAAGTTTTTGCGCGTTAACCACTGATGGAGTTCTCTTTTCTCTTTCCCAATAACTCACCAAAGACTGTGGCACTCCTATTGCGCTCGCCAATTCTTTTTGAGACATACTGCTCGCTTCCCTCAGAGTACGAATTCTATTCATTTAATTTAGCTCCTTGTCAAACTCCCATCTTCTTAACCAGATTCTTATTCATCTCGTCAAATCTTACATCTGTGTTCTTTTCAATGTCCTGTATCATGTTCAGAACGCTCATTTCACCTCTATTTGCCATTTCAACATACTTATTGGCAGTTCTTATCACATCAAGCAATCGCTTCGTGGAAAAGCCATATAATCGTCTCAGAGCCATCATTGTTGTGACGGTGTTGATCGTGTTGCTCCAATCTTCACCAACAGTGAATCCATCCTCGTAGGCTTTCCGTTCCATGTCTTTTAACTGGCTCTGGCAGTTCTGCATAGCACGCCCAAACGCTTGCGCTGCCTGATTAGGAGTCTGAACAGGGAATCTGGTCTTTTTCTTGACTTTTAACTTGCTGCTCATTTATTTTTCCTTCACCTTTCTAAACTTATATCCTGTCACTCGGTACGCTCGTGGTGTGCCGGGGTTGTCCGTCTCAAGCAAGCCGCTTTTCAGCAATTCACCGAAATGATTCTGCACGGTATGGTTAGATATACTCAGGCCTGCTGCAATTTCCGGAATGCTTGGTGGATAATCATGTTCCTTCAAGTATCTTATGATGTACAGATATACGTCTTTCCTTGTCTGGATACCTTCATAATACTTTCTTGCTGTGTTATATGGCATTTCTATCACGCTCCTTTCTGTGAGTATCATCAGCCCATTTGACAAAAGCCATTGTTAGATAGTCAACCAGACTATCTGGATACACTTCGCGAAGTTCATTTGCTCTTTCTGTCAATGCATGCCAGTATTCGTCGTTGTCCTCAATTCCATAAAATTCTTTTATTGTCTTCCAAAACTCCGGCATGAACTTATGCATGATTGGAATATCTTTAGCTTCTACTTTCAATCCCCCACATCCTTTTGTATACAATATGCTGTACGCTGT